CTCCACTGTTGTGGAAGGTGGTGATGTTATTGGTGAGTACATCAAGGTTGCTGCTTCTGGCGATTTCAACTTTGATCTGCTCGACGACGATACTGTTTATCCTGTATACGTTGAAGCGTATGAGGATGCTGCTTTCGCTTTGCTGGACGGCAAAGGTTACATCACCTCTTATAAGGACGGTGTATACCAAATCCTGGTAACGCACGGCAACTTCCAGAGAGGAGACTATCTGACTAAGGGCCTTGCTTCTGTTGGATTTACTTCCGCTACCGTAACTGAAGTTTACCCAATGGGTAAGCACGTTGCTTACAAGCCTAACAACATCGACGCATCGCTGCTGATTGAGACTGGCGACAACCTGTTCTCTGATAACGGAGTGAGCCTTGACATTCTGGCTGAGTACGTTGTACCTGGTGGCACTGAAAACGATCGTATCGTTGACAGCATCTGGGAACCACAGACCTACACTGTTGTCGAAGGCAACAACCAGTTCGGTTGGCCGATTCGCCCCCGCAACAACCAGAAGGCAAGAGTTCTTGGACCTGGTGAGTTGGGCGAAACTTATATCTACAATTCTAGAAGCGAAGAGTGGTCTAACGCTTATCAGCCTAAGGCAGGCGACTGCCTGTTCGATGGCGACAACGTATTCGAAATTCAAATCGCTGGTGACTGGTATCGTCAACAGGTAGCATTCCAAGGACTGCCCTGGTACAGACTTGCCGATCGCCCTGGCACCTCTCCTGACGCTCAGGACAGAGGCGCTAAGAACGACGAGATGAACATCGTTCTGTATGATGCCACTGGCGACCTGACTGGGTCCAAGGGTAACGTACTGGAAGCCTACCTGGGCGTGTCGAAGTTATACAACGCCAAGACCCCTGAAGGTGAGATCAACTACTACGCTGATCGCATCAATGAGTTCTCGGACTTCCTGTTCGCTCTGCGTCCCATCAAGGGTACCACTGGTCCTCTGAACGAAGACAAAGTTGAAGTTGGTTATCCTCTGAGCGCCGATGTTACTTGTGAGTACATCATCCCCGGCAACCGCGTTCTTCAGGGTGGTGTTGACAACCTCAAAGCAACCCTGGGCGAACTTCAGTACGCTTATAATAAGTTCGATGTCGAAGCTGTATTCGATCTGGACTACATTCTTCAGGGTCCTGCAGGTGAGAACCTGGACGACGCTGTTGCTAAGGCAAACTTCCTGATCTCTATCGTTGAAGAGCGTAGAGATTGTATGGCATTCATGTCGCCTCCGCGCTACATGGTGGTCAACCAAGACGACGCTGCCCGCATGACGGTCAACGTAGTCAACTGGGCGAATGAGCTCAGCAGCTCTTCTTATGCTGTCTTTGACAGCGGTTACAAGTATCAGTACGACCGCTTCCGTGATCGCTACTGCTACAACCCTCTGAATGGTGACACTGCAGGCACCCTGGTTTACTCTTCCTTTAGAGCTGAGCCCTGGTTCTCTCCTGCTGGTTTCCAAAGAGGTCAAATCCGGAACGCTGTTAAGCTTCCGTTCAATCCTTCCAAGAAGCAACGCGACGACCTGTATTCTAACAGAGTCAACCCCGTTGTTGACTTCCCTGGAGAGGGTACCGTTCTTTATGGTGACAAGACTGCGCTGGCTTACAGCTCTGCCTTCGACCGTATCAACGTAAGACGCCTGTTCCTCATCTGCGAAAAAGAGATTGCTAAGATCTCCAAGACGACGTTGTTCGAATTCAACGATGAAGTAACTAGAACGCTCTTTAAGAATAACGTGAACCCCTTCCTGAGGAACGTACAATCCAAGCGTGGTATGTATGACTTCCTGGTTGTGTGTGATGACTCCAACAACCCGCCGGGCATTATTGACCGTAACGAGTTCGTTGCTGACATCTACATCAAGCCGTCCCGTTCCATCAACTTCATCACTCTGAACTTCGTGGCAACTAAGACTGGCATGTCGTTCTCTGAGGCGGTTGGCCTCAACAGACGCAACTCATTCTGATCTTAAAGGAAAATAACCATGGCACTTAGAAAGAGATCAATTGAGGATTTTAAGGCTATCCTCCAAGGGGGCGGCGTACGCCCCACAATGTTCCAGGTAGAAATGACTTTCCCTACCACTGTGGTAACGGACGAGACTCAGGCAACTGAAGAAGGTATCTTCCTCATCAAGGCTGCCGCACTTCCTGGTAACAACGTCGGTGTTATCGACGTTCCTTTCAGAGGGCGCAAGCTCAAGGTTTCTGGCGACAGAACCTTCGACGATTGGAGCATCACCGTAACCAACGACGTTACTTTTAGAATCAGAAAGGCATTCGAAGAGTGGTCTGAGCGCATTCAGAACATGAACTTTGCCATTGGTTCTAATACCCTGACCGACTACTTCGGTTCCGCCATTGTTCGTCAGCTCGACCGCGACGGTCAGCAGCTGAGAGCATACCGCTTCGAGGGCATCTGGCCTTCTGTTGTTGGCGAAATCGGTCTGGACTTCGATACCAACGACACCGTTGAGGAATACGAAGTTACAATGTGTGTTCAGTACTACAGTGCAATTGAGGTTGGTGATCCATACACCTCCGCAACTGCTGTTGACTCTGGCGCAGACCTCAACGCCATCACGAGCTGAGAGATACTCACTTTTTTACAGAGGGGCTACGGCCCCTCTTTTTTTATGGATAAATAAGTTATAAGGTACAAGACGCCCAGTGAATCAAGATCAGAATCAGACTACGGGTAATCAGGATGGAAGGCTGTTTGGATTTTCATATCAGCAACCCGACCTAGATGAATTAGCAAGTAAAGTATCGCCGGTACCACCGAACGCTGACGATGGAGTCACCGTTGCCGGTGGTGGCATCATGGGTTATGGTGTCGACATGGGGGCTGGCTCCCAAGCAGACGCAGATGCTATTAAGAATTACAGATGTATGGCTCTCCACCCAGAGGTGGATAGTGCGATTGAAGATATTGTAAACGAAGCTATCACTTCAGACACCAACGACACCCCGGTCGCCATTGACCTGTCTAACCTGGATGTCTCTGAGAGAATCAAGACAATCATTAGAGAAGAGTTTAGTTACATCTTACACCTGTTGGACTTTAATAACAAAGCCCACGAAATGTTCCGCCGCTGGTATATTGATGGAAGACTTTACTATCACAAAGTCATTGATCTCAATAATCCTGAGCGTGGTATCACTGACATCCGTAATATTGACGCTCTCAAGATCAAACTTATCAGGGAATATCAGAGACCCCAACTCCCAGAACCGATCCTACGTAACACGCAAAAGCCTCTCTCAGGTGATCAGCCACAGGTATTCGGGAAAGCAATGAATCAGTTCCCCTCTCGTGTTATCGAGTACTTCTTGTATAATAAGAAGGGAATGAACTACATGGGACGTGGTTATGGTGGTCCTAACAACCAGAATAACACCGTCCGCATCGCCAGAGACGCGGTGACTTATGTTACCTCTGGACTGGTAGATGCTAACAACGGACAGGTTCTGTCCTATCTTCAGAAAGCAAACAAGTCTCTCAACCAGCTACGCTGGATGGAGGATGCCATTGTCATCTATCGTATGGCAAGGGCACCAGAGAGACGCCTGTTTTACATTGACGTCGGCAACCTTCCTAAGGCAAAGGCGGAGAACTATCTCCGTGACGTGATGGCTCGTTACCGTACCAAGATCACTTATGACCAAGCAACGGGAGAAATCCGAGACGACAAAAAGTACATGTCCATGCTGGAAGATTATTGGTTGCCCAGAAGAGAGGGCGGCCGTGGCACAGAAGTGTCTACTCTGCCAGGTGGACAAAACCTGGGGAACCTAGAGGACCTGAAGTACTTCCAGGACAAGCTGTTTAAATCTCTCAACGTTCCTACTTCCAGACAGGATGGTGGAGAGGGATTCCAGATTGGTAAGTCCGACAACATCATGAGAGACGAGGTTAAGTTCTCGAAGTTTGTCGGCAGAATGCGTAAGAAGTTCTCTTACATGTTTGTTGACTTCCTCAAGACTCAATTGGTATTAAAGGGTGTGGTGTCTCCTAAAGAGTTTGACTCTATGATCGAACACATCACCTTCGACTTCATCTATGACAATCACTTCGCTGAGCTGAGAGAGATGGAGATGCTACAGAATAGATTACAAGTAGCTGCTCAGGCTGAACCTTATCTTGGTAAGTACTTCTCTGTCTATCAAGTCCGCAACAGACTGCTGGGATACACCGATGGGGAGATCAAGGAAATCGATCAGCAGATTTCTTACGAAAGAAACGTTGGTATTATTCCGGATCCCAATGCTCAGCTCATGCAGCAAGAGCAACAGGAAGCAGCAGAGAACCAAGACGATTTACAAGCTGGCATGGCGATGGGAGACATGGATCTCTCTGGCGATCCTGCACAGCAAATTACAGCAGACCCATCGCTTGGTGGTGGAAGCGTATCAGGTGGTGGAAGCATCTCTGGCGGCGGCGCACCAGGCATGGGTGGTGGAACATCCCCAATGTGATTTTATAAATAACGAAAAGAGTAATTATTATGTCCAGAGTCGCAGAGCTTATTGATTTGATCGTCCAGGGAAAGAATGCAGAGGCGTCTGATGTCCTCAACACAGAACTCCTTGCTCGTTCTTATCAAGCAATCAATGACATTAAGCCTGAAATTTCAGCTGAGTATTTCGCGCCAGTAATTACCGACACTGAAACTCAAGAGGAACCCCAAGAATGAAACTTATTAGAGAAGAAGTAGAAGCCGTCGAGGTTCTCTGCGAAGAGAAAGGTGGCAAGAAGCACTTCTACATTCAAGGACCATTCCTGCAGGGAGATGTCAAAAACCGCAACGGACGAATCTACGAAAGCGCCATCCTTGCAAAAGAAGTTAACAGATATAACGACCAATATATTTCAAAGAATCGTGCGATGGGGGAACTGGGACATCCCGATGGACCGACAGTCAATTTGGATCGCGTTTCTCACAAGATCACATCACTGAAACAAGAGGGGAGCAACTTCATTGGAAAGGCTAAGATCCTCGAGACTCCTATGGGACGCATCGCCGGAGCCCTCCTCAATGATGGGGTTACGCTGGGCGTGTCTTCACGCGGCATGGGATCTCTCGTTCAGCGCAATGGTGCTAACTATGTGGGCGAAGACTTCATGTTGGCTACTGCTGCTGACATTGTTGCAGACCCCAGTGCTCCAGACGCTTTCGTTCAAGGTATTATGGAAGGAAAGGAATGGGTCTGGGACAACGGACTGCTGAGAGAGCAGGACGTTGCAAGGGTACAAGAGACTATTAACAAGGCTCCAGCCCACCAACTCGACGAAGCTGTTCTTGACGGCTTCTATGACCTGCTGATGGGCTGAGTTTTCCGTAAATCTCAGCCAAAACTTAGCAGGAAACTCTAAATAACTCAGACTAAATAATTGTAAATCACGATTAAAAATGGCACAATCTAGAACGGCGGTGAACGCCAAGGCAGGGGCGGGGGATGCTCCTGGCGCAACTGCTATCTCTCCCTCTTTGGTTCCGGGTCAGTCAATCAATGATGTTGGTGGTGTGACCGAAAAGAATTCAAAAGCAGATGATGACTCTGCTAAGTTGGACGTATATAAAGGTGCACCTGGCCAAGTAAGTGGAGATCCACAACAGAAAGGCGCTTCTGCTGCCGGTACTGATGGTGGTGCTCCTGGTCCTGGCAAAGGTAAGATCACTGATAGTGTTATTCCCGGTAGCGGCAGCCACGACGGTACTAAGGGTCGCTCCGACTCTTCTGTCACCGATGGTGGTCCCCCTGCTCCTGGCAAGGGTAAGATTGGCACATCTGTCATCCCCGGTGATGGCAATGGTAAGGCCAAGGTAGCCGAGCACATCGCTGTCGATGAGAAGGCTACTGGCGCACTCGACGAACTCGCCGAGAACCAGGGTGCTTCTGATGACTTTAAGACTAAAGCCAGAATCATCTTTGAAGGTGCGCTTAACCAAAAACTTCAGCTGGAAGTATCCAGACTGGAGGAAGAATTCTCCAACAGGTTCGAACAGGAAATCACTGACATCGCCGAGAAGGTTGAGTCTTTCCTGAACTACACCTCCCAGCAATGGCTGGAGGAGAACAAGCTTGTGGTCGAGAACGGTATCCGCAATGAACTCTCTGAGAGCTTCATGCAGGGCCTTCGGTCACTCTTTGAGGACCATTATGTCACTCTCCCCGATGAGAAGTATGACATCTTTGAATCAATGGTCGCTAAACTTGATGACATGGAAGACAAGTTGAACGAGCAAATCGAAGCTAACGTATCTCTGGCATCTGCGATGTCTGGTTACCAGCGTCAGTCAATCATGAATGACGTATCATGGGACCTTTCCGAAGCAGGTAAAGAGAAACTCGCTGGCCTCGCTGAGTCCGTTGAATTTGAAAGTGAAGAAAATTATCGCCAGAAGCTCACGATTCTTAAAGAATCTTTCGTTCCTAAGCCTGCCGAGCAGCAGACTGAGTATCTGGAAGAATCCGCTGAGGCTCCGGCACCCTCTGTGTACGACGGCATGAGCAATAGTATGGCTGCCTATGCGGCTGCTCTGTCTCGCACCATTAAATGAATTAACTAGAAAGGAAACCCACTAATGTCTAACCATCTTGTAGAAAAGTGGTCCCCTATTCTGAATCATCAAGATCTTCCTGAGATTGCTGATCCTTACAGAAGAGCGGTGACCGCACAACTCTTGGAGAACCAAGAGAAATTCCTTAACGAGCAAGCCGCAATGGGCAGCTCGACCGGACTCCTGACTGAGTCCCCCACCATGTCTGTTAACGCCGCTGGTTACCAGGGCTTGACTGGTGGTTCTGTCAACGGCGGTATCGATGGTACCCTTAACGCCGACCAAGGCCCTCGCGCTGGCTTCGACCCCGTTCTGATCTCCCTGATCAGACGCTCCATGCCTAACCTGATCGCCTATGACATCTGCGGCGTTCAGCCCATGTCTGGTCCTACCGGCATGATCTTCGCGATGCGTGCCAAGTATGACGGTCCTGACGGTCCTAACGAAGCATTCTTCGATGAAGCCGATCCGACCTTCTCCAACGGCGCTAACACCTTTGCTGGCACCCCCGGTACGTCGTACAATGGATATAAACTGAACGAGCAAGGTCAGTTTAAACCTGCTATGGTAGCCGCTGGTGATGATCCCAATGATCGCAGAGCCTGGGTTGAGCACGACGGAGATCCTAATACGCCTGTTGTAGGATATGTTCCTGCAGCTATGGGACTCGACGGCGACGGTTGGAGCTCCCCCTTCGACAACGATCCGAACGGCGACGCGTATGACTACACTGCTGTCAGACCCGATGGCGGTGGTTACGACCCTGATGCTGGTCCTAACGCTATCAGCGACCCTCGTTTCATCCACCACCCCTACGTTCCCGGTGAGACTCCCCGTAACGTAGATGCCGCTGGTAAGTCTTACACGGCTAACCCCGGTCTTCTGGACGACGCAATGTCCCCCGGTGGTTACAGAAACGACCCCAACATCGATGGTTCTTACGGCAACACTGACCCGACTGCACGCCCTGCTGGTGGCTTCCGTGGCGATCCGACTAACCCTGGTGGCACTTATGACCCCCGTCTGAACCAGATTCAGGGCATGTCCAAGGCTCAGCTTGAGCGTCTTGGCGAACCCGGTAACGAGTTCCGTCAGATGGGCTTCTCGATTGAGAAGGCTGTTGTTGAGGCTCGTGGCCGTGCACTGAAAGCTCAGTACTCCATGGAACTGGCACAGGATCTCCGTGCTATTCATGGTCTGGATGCTGAAGCCGAGCTGGCTAACATCCTGTCCTCTGAGATTCTGGCTGAGATCAACCGCGAGGTTGTTCGTACCGTCTATCGTACCGCTCTGCCTGGTGCTCAGAACAATGTCAACACTCCTGGCATCTTTGACCTGGACCTCGACTCCAATGGTCGTTGGTCTGTTGAGAAATTCAAGGGTCTCCTGTTCCAGATCGAGCGCGATGCTAACGCTATCGCCCAGCTGACTCGTCGTGGCAAGGGCAACATGATCATCTGCTCCGCAGACGTTGCTTCCGCTCTGACCATGGCTGGTGTTC